ACAGTAGTGGCAGATAAATCACAACGAGCTTTTGATAAATTTGCTACAGTATCTATTCGAGTTAATGTTGAATCATAAGCTGTTACAATACTCCGCAAGGAATAGCTACCACCATATATACCACCGCCAAATAAAGCATAATTTCCTACAGTAGTAGCAGCTAACCTATATGTATCTACACGTAAATCACCAATAGGTTGTTTAGAAATATAGTTATTATAAGCATCAACTGTAGCAGTGCCGTAACCATAATTGTCATAACCGCCACCAAATAAAGCATAACCTCCTACATTTGTTGCGGCTAAAAAACAACGAGCTCTTCCAAGACCTGGAAAATTTCCACCGCCTTTTGTTAATGTATTACCGTCGTAAACGTCTATATTATTACGCATATCACTAGCACCATCATTTCCACCGGCAAATATAAAATCTCTAGCTCCTACAATAGTAGCTGCTAATGCGTATCTGGCATAATCTAACCTAGAAGCATTACTACGCGTTAATACTGTATTATAATAATCAACATAGTCATATGTACCAGTATTAGCTACATGTCCACCACCAAATAAAGCATAATTTTCATTAGCTGCGGCAGCTAATTCATAACGTGGTGTCGTAAATGGTGTGACAACACCATAATAACTTAAAGTTTTACTGCGTTTTCTAAATTGAGGTTTTACTTTGAACAATGCCATAAGTTATCACCTACCTCATTAAGGAGTTACTGGACGAGTTATAGGAGTCCTGAGAGTTATACGAACGTACACCGATGCTGCCGTATCTACCTTCGGGAGTGTTACTACGCAAGTCCCGGCAGCACAGGCTACGTTCTCGGGAAGTAAATCCCAATCCTCTACAAACACATCTATAACTGAATCAGCTTCTATAGCTGCATTTGTAAACGTAGCTAATGTGGAATCAGAAGTACTTAATGTTACTTCCTGTTCCATATAAGCAGTACCATCAATATCATAACTTGTGTTACCTATTGTTATCTGCTGCTTACGGATTCCTGTACTGGATGCTGTACCAGTCCAGCCAAAGGATACTGTAGGAATTCCAGTAATAGCAGTCTTAAGTTCATTTACAGCACCACACAAAGTCTGAGCAGTGGTCTGTAACGCATCTGTTCCTATCTTTAATAAATCATCAAGTTTAAATGCAGACATATCATACCTCCTACCAGTTAAGGTATTTTTCACCATTTACTGTTGTGATATAAACTCCATCAAGTTCTTCCAGTAAATTACCTATAGTTTCGTGTATTTCATGCATAGCTGCCGGTATTGAATCAGGATATATAATACCAGACTTACTGAACGTGTAATCTAAGATATCACTTAATAAAGCAACATCATAGTTTGCTGAGTCAGTATCTATAAGCATTATAAGGTACTCATTATACTGTATAGCATCATCTACAAACTCTTTAAGGTCGTCTAAAGTAGTTGTATCATCGCACTTAACAACTTTAAGATTACCAAGTAAGCTTGCAGGAGCATGTGCAACTAAGCCATCAGGATCAATCAATCCTGCACTACTCATATTTACAGCATACTTAAAAGTTTCACACACAGCATCACGTACATCTGTGCTTGCATTACCATTAGGATATACAAACACATCAGTATCAAAATCATGTTCATCCATATAGTTATATGCTGCGGGAATAACTGTCTCAGCAGTAGCAGTTGTCACAGTAGCTCCATCTGTAGAATAAGCAACTATATCATTACCTTCTGATTTAAGTGTATTTAATTGCCCCAGTGTTGAATATGCTGAGGTAGTACCTACAAGATTTGTAGCTATAGCATAAGTAGCTTTGAAATACTTAGCTGTAAGTAGTGTGCGCAGACCAGCTATACCAGATACAGTCTGTCCTATGTTAAGCAGTGTAAACATAGGATAGTTAAGCTGCCTGCTCGTCTTGTTAATAACTGAAGCAGCAATAGCCGAAATTTCCTGCTGTATAACTTCTGTAAGAACTTCTTCTATCTCTTCCTCGCCTATATCTCTGATAGCTTCAGGAATAGCTTCATTCTGCATATAGTCTAACCAAGATGAATTATAATCACCCTGGGAAATAAGCAGATTGAGAATAGCATTATATTCCTGTGCAGAAAGTATATCACGAGGATTATAATTAATATTTCTCTTTATATAGTTAGGAATCCATTTAGTAGCCATATACTACCTCCAACCATGTACAGTATAACAGATATATTGTTAACGTGCAAACATTAATCTGTACACCCAATTAATATGTAACAATTCAAATGGAACTTCATTCTTACTCAGAATCTTTACAGCTCCACCATAGCCTTTACCAGATACTTTATAACGAATCTTGTGCATAGTAATATCTGGGAACATTGCTGTGTCAAACTCCCATTCATTAAACCTGGTAATGTCAGGAGTGCCTACTTCATTATAAAGTTCACGATCTATAAATATAACACCGTAGTTAGGGTCTGTAGGGTCAGTGACCTGAGAAACTACGTGTTTATACATAGGAACTTTTTCAACATCATCTACTACAAATGCTGTGTTAAACTTGAGAACTGCAGTACTCAGAAGGTTTACACAAAACTGAACTTCTCTGAACCGTTTCTTCATATCCTCTGCAAAATCTCTGTAGCCAGTAGAAAGAAGCTGCCAGTTACCAAACGTACATTTATCTCCACCATCAAGCTTTATATCATCAGCAGGACGCTGCGGATCTGCCTGAATAAGTGAAGCATACACAGTATCGGCTGCTGTGTACAGATGAACAAATATATTCTCACCGGTAACTGTGGACTTATATACACAATCTCTCAAAGGAGTGGTCTCCCATGTATAGACTGTCCAAGCCCTGAGTACAGTATCGTAGTTTAAGCTGATGTCGAAATAGTAAGTCCTATCAACATCTGCACCTTCAGATCGCTGCACAGCAACTTTGTATATATTCCTTATCTGTGTATTAGCTATACATACACTATAATCCACAAAGCTAAGCGATATAGGGTTATGATATCCGTCAAAGGATAAGTCATAAACCTCATTGAGTATCTTAGCCAACGTCGCACTAAGATTATCAAACATCTGCTCAACCATTCTGGACACAGGAGCAAGCTGAACACTGAAGCTTGCATTAAGCTGATTATTCGGAACAACCATGTAGAAGTAGTTACCAGATTTAAAGTACACCATGTTCTGTACAGTAACTACTGTGTTAGCATCCGAAGGAATCATATTCAGACGTTCCTGGATACATTCAGATACATAAGTAAGTCCATCATCATTAAGCGTAAGCTTATATAAAGCAGTAGTAGTAAATACCAGAAGTGCTTTCATATAAGGTATAGCGCAGATGATATCATTACTGAATATCTCACAGTTATTAGGGTACGGGAAGTACGCAGGATTATTTATCTCAGAAACAAACAGTGTACTCTTCGCACCATTCACACCCCAAAGTATAAGTCTCTGCTGCCATGTACACATTCCAGTAGCAGTAGTAATATCATAAGCCACAGGAGCAACATTCAACATAGAAGTATCTGAAGTGTTTGTCAGATAATAAGAAGCAAGTGTTGTTACCTGGTTAGGTGTAAGGTTATCATCCTTAGTAACGAGCTTCTGAAGAACTTCGTCCTGTTCCCAGGCAGCATCCTGTGCATCCATCTCAGACTTCTTATAAAGCCTAACGATTATTGAGAAAGTTTTATAAGTAGGTGTGTATGCAAAAGTAATATCTGCACCAGGTGTATACTCTGTAGACCCACGGACTTTCTGGATAACCTGAGCATTAGAGTTACTGTCTAAGTCCTGTATCTCCCACTGTACAAGATATTTATCACTGTTATCTATATCAATCTGAGGATACTTGTAGAATAACTTAAATACCATAGGTGTACCAGCTCTTGCTGTGAGCAGAAGATTTCCCGACTCATCATAAGGAAGAACTCCTGTAAGCTGTACCGCACCGGTAGCTGACACAGTATTTGTAAATGTATAAGGATTGGTCTTAAGCATATTATATCCATAGTTCATAGCCTGTGTAGGCTGAACTTCATGAGGAGCAATGGATTCAATATGCCATGTAAATGCTGTGCCATCCTGATTAAGCTTCATATATATTCTGCCAAGCTTATACTCGTTAAGGAGAGTCTTAACCAAGACATAAGTGTTTCCTTCTAAGGAGGCATGCAGACCATCACGGGCAGTTGGATGATCCGTATATAAATCCTGCATTTGTAGAATACTGGGTTTTACGAGTAACGAACCTGTCAGTGCGTTTTGTGCAGTCGTATCATACGCTGCAACAAGGTAGTGGTTATTATATTCAAGCATAAGCTTGGCAGTAGCAATATCGGAATTCTTACACAGAATAAAGTAATTGCACAGATATGCATCTGTTTCTGCGTAATTAGAAACATACGCAGCATCCGCATGGTGTACGAAATAATCCATATCCGTACCAGTGCTTATAGATGCTACGTTGCTGTGTATGTCATGAAATCCGCCACGTGGAACAAGAGATGTTCCATCATTCTTAAGGTCAAAGTTTATAAGAGCCTTAGCATATCCTGACGGAAGCGGAGCATTCGTAAACTGCATGCCCTTGAGAAATTGATCTTCATTGGTCATGTAGCGTTTACGATGTACGTTATTATTTGTATTTTTAAATAACTGAGTTGTAGCCATATAGTCTCCTACCAGTTAATATAAATATCATTACTTACTGTTGTAAACGTAACTCCATTAAATGCTGAGCTTATAGCTGAACTTATATCAGAAGAATCTGCCTTACCATTCCAAGTAGACTTCTCAGTATCAGTAACAAGTCTATGAGTAGAATCATCATTAAGATCAGCAAGGTCATCTGGTATTGTAGGCAGACCTGAAAGGTCGCCGTATGCTCCACTGGTAGCTACAGAAGCAAGAGATGAGCTATCAGCTTTTCCTGCAACAGCAGTTTGTAATGCTGAGATGTTATCAGCATTAGCTTTACCTTTACTTCCCTCATATGCTGTGCCTGCTGATTCACCAAGAACAAGTCCCGCATCAAGCTGAGCATACACAGAACCACCCCAACGATAAGTTTTATTGGTAGCAAGGTCAGTATATATCTTACCAGCTTCAGGAGTAATCTCCGTCTCAAAGGTAGATTCCTCATAGAACTTACCATCAATTGCGTTATAATATCCTTCAATAACGTCATCAACATAACTGGGAAGTTCTGAAGCTGGAACTTTGCCACTTACAAGACTTGCTTTAGATGCTAAGTCAGTATTCAACTTACTTGAAGACCAGGTAGTGTACAGTGATACTTCATCATCCTGTATTATTTCACTGCCAAGGGCTGCATAATACTTGGAATTGTTATGATACGTCGGATCTGTAGCAGGTACAGGAACACCATTACGTTCACCAACTGCCCAGGCTTCTGCATCCTGCTCATTCTGCTGTGCATCCAGAACAGACTGAGCAGCCGCACTTGCTGAACCGGCAGCAGCATCTTTACTGTTGCTGGCAGCTAAAGCATGCTGTGAAGCAGCGGTAGCTGAAGATGAGGCAGCACTGGCATATCCTAAAGCGTCCTGTGCATACCCAGAAGCTGTAGAAGCATAACCTGATGCTTCTAAAGCAGAACCAGCAGCGGCTTCGGCAGCGCCTTCACAAGCTTCTTTAGTCTGTGCAAGACCACCTACCTGTCCCCAAAAGAACGCCTGACTAAGTTCCACAGCAGCAGTCTTATAATCTTCAAGTGCCCTATGTATAACTCCACTGGTACAGTGCTTATCACTGCGCAGTGTAGGATATCTATCATATTCAAGTGCTTCCTGCTTAGCATTCCAGTATGCACGTTCTACATCTGTAACACCATAAGCAGGAATAACTACAGGATCATTTATTACTTCAGGTTGTTTATAGTTCCTATCCCAACGCATAGCAACCTCCTACTCTATATCTACAACAAGACCACGATCACCAAAGATATCATTCTCAGGATCTCCTACAATAAATCCCTGGTTATCATCATCCTGGTATTCTTCAGGAATCTTGTACAGCATATCCCGCTGCATAATAAATTTGCCATTCTCAAAATCAGCAAGATACTGAGGAGCTGTCTGAAGTCCTTCTTCATCCATAACATAGAAATGCCATGCAGCTCCAGGTATGACTACAGTTCTGATATATTTATCAGGGAAATAATCATACACAGCATCATATGTATCTATAACAGGAAGATCTGAGAACACAGGATAAGTTGTATTAAGCTTTGCATTTATCCCATCTACTGCAGAATCTAAGTGCGGCAGCATTTCTTTAAGGGATAGTGTTTCACCAGCAAGGGCTTCATTGAAAAGCTTTTGAATTTGTGTAATTAACATAGGCTTTCTCCAATAATAAAGGGGCTGAACTTTTGTCCAGCCCCCTTCAGCTTAAACCTTCTTAATCAAATCCCGTTCGCCTGCGTACGATTCGATGTTATCAGATATTGCTGACATCCTTTTCCGCATGTTTATCTGCTCATCAATTCTGGATATCCTATCCATAAATACTGCTGCGAACGATTCAGGAATCTCATACTGCTGTCCATCCAACGGAACGTATATAGCGATACCATTTATGATTATCGGCATATTGTTTCCGAAATACGGACGGTACATCGGGGAACCCTGTACAGGAACTTTAGGTTCATTCTTATAGATATCTACAAGTCTCCTGTTCTGTGCCTGACGCTGGTTCACCTTCACAGTGAGCTCCGCATTCATAGCGGCTGTGTCTACTACGGGTTCGGTAGCGTCTACCGAAAACGCAGTCTTAGTTTTTCTTGCTGCCATCTTTGTACTTCCTTTCGTGGGTTAGTACCCACCAGCCCAACTTACACGTTGAGCTGAGTAGGTACGTTGATGTAATCTACAACTGCTTCTGTTCTTACCGAACCGAAACCTACGCTGTTGATCTTGAATCCGATGGACTGACGCTGGTCGATAGGATCGAGTACGCCTGTAGAGCCAAGAGGCTTTACATACATCTTAGCGTTACCTTCACCTGCAAGACCTGTCCTAGCCAGTGCATCCTTACCAAGAATAAGCGAATGCTGGAACTTCAGAAGTGAAGAGCCTGTATCAAGCAGAGTTGCTGCGCCTTCATCATAATCCGTATGTGCAGGAATGTAAGATGCAGCCTTTCCTGTACGAGAATCATTCTCATACCCTGCTGCGATTGCAGCTGCAGCTGCTGTACACTCAGTCTCCTTATATACGAAGTAAGTGTTATCAGCAGTAACGGTGGTATAATCCTGATCCGGGAACTGCTCTACTGTGTAACCAGACTTGGTAGGAGCTACATAGCCGCCACCTGACGATACAGCACTAAGGATCTGATACTGGATGAAGTACATCTTATTGTCTGCCTTCTTGTACGTGCAAGTCGTAGGACAATTCATTACCTCATAGAACTCGAATCCAAACAGAGGGATAAGAGTGCCGTTATCATAGATCTGTGCCGTAGTCTGGTTTATCTTCATGTAGTTCTGGATATACTCATCATCGAGCATATCATAAACGAACTCAGGAGATACAAGCACATGGAATCTACCGTTTGAACGAGGCTTAACGAGCTGCTTCTTAAGAGACAGTCCAATAAGTCTGAGGTCAGCGATCTCGGGCTTAGACCAAAGCCTAAGTGCTCCAGCGTTAGCTGCGCCACCTGCAAAGAACTTCTGTGCAACTGTAAGCAGTGTGTGCTGTGCAAGAAGATCAAGAGTCTCGATAGCTACGATTGAATACTCCTTAGAGTAGTGTGCAACAACCGGGTCAACTACCTTGAAGTCTACCTTATCGGTGAACTCCATGTAACGACCATACTGGTCTGCCTGCATTTCGTACTTCTCTACCGAACCCTTATCTGATACGGGAGGTACACCTTCCTGAAGCGGTACAGTGTGTGCACGAAGAGGAGCCCACCTACGAACCGTAAGCTTATCAGCTTTCTCCTGAATAGGCATCTCATCTGCATACCTGTAGTAAGAATACTCATTTGCATCAAGCCTGATTGTGTCTAACAGCTGCTTGCTGTAGAATATCTCAGGTGCGATCATGCCTGCGCCATAATCATTGACCCAGTTTACAACCGCATTAATGTCTGCTGTTGAATTAAGATACATAACATTTTCCTCCTATAATAGTTTGTGTTTGTTAGTTTATACTTTCACATCGTTCAGCAACGCTGTAAGCCCTGCCACGGTTGAAATCTTCTGAGGTTCACCGCCTGAGCCACCCTGTTGCTGAGTAGGTGTTGAACTTGACTGGTTAGCCGCACTGTCCTTTTTCAACGCTTCCTCTACAGCTTTCTTTACCGCTGCATTCAAGATGTCATCATAATGAAGCATCTTGTACTCTGCCATAAGATCAATATTCTGTTCAAATGGATTCTTTCCTGCCTGGTCTAACTCTACAGCAAACTGTTTTAGCTGCTCCTGTGTAAGACCGTAGGTATCCATGACCTTCTGAAATCCTATGGCTGCAGTATCCCTACGCTGCTGCGCTTTGAACTGCTCACTATCCCGACGAAGCGCTTCAAGTTCCTGAAGGATTTCTACCGGAACGTTCTGACGCTGTGCCATCTTCTGTATGGCATCGTCATTGAGCTTAGCTACCAAGTCCTTAGAATCAGAGTAATCGACCCCATTTGCTTTTGCAACTTTCCCAAGAAGTTCTGTAAGCTGGTTGATCTCCGTACGCATCTTTCCGAATGCGAAGTTCCGCTTATCTTCTGCTGAAAGCTGCTGCTTCTGAGCCTCTTCTGACTCATTGGAATTCTGCGCCCCTTCAGTATTTTCATCACCCTGGGATTCATCTCCCGCTGGTGGTGTTTCGGGTGGTGTGCCTGCTTCCATCTTATCTAAAAGACTGTCAAGCGCCTCCATCCCTGACGGTTCATTACCCTCATCGGACGCAGCATATGGAGTAACGAACAACATGCTTTTGCTCATACAAACCGTTTCCTTTCTTTGTGTGGTGCGGCTGTCACCAACAAACACATCCTATTAAGGGAGGATGGACAACCTCTGTTATCTTTACTGTACAACAGTGAATTAAACTTGTCAATATTAAAATAAAATAAAACACACCAGGAGTCGCGAGCCTGGTGTGTTTCACTTGGAAAGGCAAACTATGCAAAAATCGAACACCAATAATATTATAACATATAGTTACATCATTGGCAACATAGTTCCACCCTGTTCAAGCTGATTCATCTGTTCCTGTACAGCATTATCTCCACCAGGCTGTGCCTGTCTAGCCATAGTATCAGCTGTAGCAGCAATAGCTTCTTCAGGAGCAACGCCGTTGTCAACAAGCCCTGCATACTGTGTAACAACCTGAGATACCATAGTAACCCAGTTTTGTGAACGCTGTACGCCCATACGTTCCTGCATGTACTCACGCATGGGAAGGTCCTGCATCATCAGCCATTCCTCAGGAGTTATAAGGTCTACGTCAATACCCTGTCCCTGATACTGCATCTGCATCTCCATCAGATGATTGGCAACAGATTCTATCCTGGACTTATTCTTAGGAAGCTCTGAAGAGATCGCCATCTCGTAACTGAATATCGTATCAGGATCAAGCTTGGGGAAATCTATGGTAACGGTTTTCCATTCCAGTGTACGAGGATTCTGAATGAAGTAGCTGCGCTCCCAGGAATATGTAAGAAGGTTTGTTACTATAAGGTAAGTAAGCCTCTTACAATAACGCTCGTAATTTTCAACCTTGGGCGCATCAATCATAGTAACCTGGTCGAGCATATTCTCGATACCACCAGTTGTAAGAACGGATCCTGTGTCACGTCCAGTGTACCGGTCGTCTACACCTGTTATGGATTTCACATCATTAGCAAGGAATCCCATAGACTGTACTGCCTGCTGTGTAGGCTGAGGGAACTGCTGGTAATGTACAGCCTTCGATGCATCTCCCTGTACAATGAAAGTACGGTCAGCATCGTTACCATGCTTAACGAATGTGGCTACGTTAATACCAGACTGTCCGTTAACAAACCTGGGAGGACGCTGGTTCTTATATTCACTCGTCAGGATTATTGAAGACATTATATTGTACGCAAGGTTATTGCTGAATATCTTCGCACACTCTGATGTACCGAACAGATCACCTGCGGGAAGGTTACAGTACAGCTCAGCGAACGGGAACGTTGCAGGCTTGATGTCCTGCTTGCACAGCAATACATACTCATTGTTCACAAGATGTATCTCATGTATCTTCCCATCCTTATTTACCCAGTAAGAATAAATGGTATAGTAACCCTTCTTGCCCTGTGCAGACTTAGATACATGGTCTGTGTTCATGGTAATCATATCGCCTGTGGCATCATGAGAGTTATCATGGTCTGTCAGATATTCCTTAAACTTATCCTTATACTTGGGATTATCCAGGATAACTGACTTATGGAAGCTGTCCCAAGTCACACACCATGCTGCTGTGTCAATATCCTTGGCAAACGGATCCCTCATAAACTTCAGCGGGTCAATGTTCTTAAGAACTACTTCACCCTTCCTGAACGCATCTCCTGTCCCAATTATGATATTATTGTCCCAACCCACCTGGGTAATACCATAGTTAAGAAGTGCTGCACGCTCTCCTGCCTGCATCTGATATCCTGCGATATCCAGTGTACCCCAAAGATTATCCATAGCTATGTTCAGCTGCTCTACGATATCCTTATCTTTATCAGACGTAGGAATAAGCTTAGCTGACTTACCTACTGTGTAGATTGAAGCCAGGATATTATTCTTAACATAAGACACGTAATTGGTATCAGGCAAAATCTGATACTTAGGAAAAGCAGCACGTACAGCTTCCCATAGTTTACCCCTGTCCGTAGCGTCGAGCTTTCTCGCTCTGCGTTGTGCAGCAGAATACTCAGACTTACCAATATTGAAATACTCAGTAAGTTTTTCAATGGTAATACCCTCAGGTAATCCATTCTTATTCACATCCTTATCCTTACCTGCCATCGTCATTATCCTCCATTATCCCTGTGAACTCTTTGTTAATAAACTCAATAACATCCTGGAAGTCTGCAGGCTTATCTTTCTCAGCTTCCTTATAAGCTGCATCAAGCTCTTCCTGAGAAACTGTTGGCTGCTGTGCAGGAGTTTCCGGTTTAAAAGATCTTGCTAATATTTTAGTACACAGCAGAACTGTGACACATATAATAGTTGTACATATAATAGCTGTCATTACCATTCCGTCCTTTCATAAGGTTCAACAATAGGTTCATCATCTCTTAACTGAGGTGGACACCAGCGTCCTTGGTCGTCATGCATGTTATCATACTGCTCAAGCGTATGCCCATACTTGTCATAAGAACCGTAAACCAGGTTAGCCGGGTCAGCCGGCAGTGCCATACATATCCACTCCAGCGGGTTAATCGCATGGTTGTTCTTATCAACAGGCTTATCCTGAGCCTTGCTGTACGAATCCCCAAGTTTCTTAGGCGGGAACTTATAATCCCTGAGCTCCTCAATAAGATAAGAACACGTATCAAAAATCTCCAGCTTCCCAGATTCCAGATAAGTATTCGTTCTGAAAACCCTGGCATCAATAGATATATGTCCAGGCTGAAAGGCTATACCGAAATCCATAAAGTGGTCGTACAGTGTCTTCTTATTGTAGTCTCGCTTAGCTCCTGACTTCGGATCCAGAATCGGTGCACACCACATCCCTCCAACAGGAATGTCCTGTGTCTCAGCGTAGAAGAGCTTAGACAACTCTTCAATGTTCTTGTTATTCGTAACGCTCTCTTTATAGATTACAACCTTGCCATGTTGTTCGTCAATAGCTGCAAACAAATAAACAAAGTCATCACTAAGTCCGTAGTCAGCTGCAACAATCCTCTTCCATTCCTTAGGAATGTCATAATGCGGAACAATACAATTCCCAGCTGCAGGGTAAACCAGTCCCTCTGCATAGGAGAAGCTGGAGAAAATGTAACGGTTGATCCACCAGCCGGGCTTGTTCTTGCACAGCGTTTCAATGAAGTTCGGTGGCAGGAAAGCATTGCAGTTGGTTGAAGCTACGTGTGTAGAAATAGCAGGGTCCTTAACATCAGGTGGAATTACGATATCATCAAGAATCTGCCCGTGTTTGTAAATCTTATCAGACTGGTACAGCACCTGAGTCCTTACCCAGCCTGAGTCAGGGTTAGATTCAATAATTCCCTTCAACCAGTCCTGTTTAATCTGAGGAACCTTCAGTCCGTTATCCAGCTGAGTGTAAAGGGTGTTACCCTCTTCGTCAGTCTCAGGAATAGATGCATTTAAGTTACGGAGTCTGGTCTTTAACTGAACAAAGGCTTCAGGGTCAACCTCCGAAGCCTCAACAATTATGAACATGGTAAGGTTATAGGAACGGAGCTTGTCCACATCGTCAAGGGGTCTAAACATGATCCTGGCTCCATTTATAAGGTCGATGTAAGACTTCTGGGTGTTGATGTATTTAACAAGAGCCTTGGGGAGGTCAGACTCGATATCTCGTTTAATGGTCTGTTCATACTGGGAACTGACGTTTGCGCCAATGAGAACATTGGCGTTGGGAGTAATAAATACGTGCTTGTATAGTTCCTGTCTTGATGTAAGGGTCTTTCCTGTTCCATAACCTCCGAAGTTTCCTATAAACGTATGTGCGTCGTTGTGTACATCGAACTGGTGCGGCTGAGGAATGTACGTATTGATGTAGGTGTTACATCTCGTACATTCCAGCCAGAACTCAGATTCTCCCTCATTTATGGCAGTAGCTTTTTTGGTTAAAGACCCACAGCGGGGACATCTGGAAAAGTTCTTCATAGTTTACACACGTTTTAACGTACCGTCATCCTGGTCAGTCATAGTTTCAATTATCTTAACCTTCTCTTTGATAAGTTCGTTCTCTTTCTGAAAGACTTCCTCAGTGATCTCAGGATGAAGTTCATACTCAGGGAACGTTAGTTCGAGACACTTA